CAATTGGCAATAGCGTCCATAGTGAGAACGATGCGGATTTGAGGCATAGCAAACAAGGGGATAAGTTTTTCAGAGTTGGAGAGAATACTCATCAAGGGGCCACCTAGAGAATAAGCTTGTGTGGTAGCAACAGCTCCTAAATCGCGAGCATCCAACTGCTCTAAAGTGGGAACAGAAGAGTTATTCAAATATCCGAAACCAGCTTGGAGACCGTATTTCTGGGCGACATCAAGGGTAAGGTTGGTAAGCATATTCATCAACACGTTGTAGGATTGGATTGTATCTACGGTTTGTGAGCCAATTTGCACATCGAGACGTGTGAAAGGATTATAAACAGGGCAGCCAATTTGATACACTTGGAAAGCACCAGTATTTGTGACGGAGGTGCTGTATCTTAAATACATGGAATCGGGAACAAGGAATCCTCGGTTTAAAAGGTCAAACTGGATCTGAGCGCCTGGAGTGAATGAAGCTCCATTTACGGGGGAGGCTACAACGGGGATTTGCTGAGTATTGTCAGGGAGAGAAGGGAGTGCTTCTGTGTAATTGACTGAATTAGGTAAAACAACAGACATTTATATAATGTAAATAGAAAATAATATTTTGAATTACTTATAAATATTGACGATTGTTATAAAATAGAACTTCTAAATTGTCCTCGTCATTTAAATCGCTTTGTGTTTGGTCGGTAAAAGTTTGTCCTAAATCTTCGGCTATTGCTGGTTGTTGTTGTTCTTGCAAAGTATTTATCAATTGATTAATCGGGAAAATCAAATCCTTAAAGGTAGTTTTTGTATCTTGATGCCTAACCCTCGTAATTGCTAAAATAAGTGAGATGTTCCAATTAATACCGTTAAAATCAACTAAGCGTCCATCATCGCCGTATATTTGTAAATCAAAACCGTCTAATGTTTTGTTATTAATAATACTCTGTAAATTTGCAAAATTGTTGTAAAGTATTAAACCGAAGGAACCACTTTCAATTGGAATTGTTGCTAAAATATTCAGATTACTTGCTACGCTACTATCGTAACTTTGGGTTTGTATTTCAAAACTCGCTATTTTTAATTTCAATAGTCCTAAAAGGTTCAGCGGAAATGGAGCTGTTAAAACGCCTAAACTACTCGTATTAGTTGTATTTGGTTGAAATCCTAGAACTTGATTAATAGTACCCCCTGACATAATGCTAAAATCTAATGACCCAGCTCTCGTAAAAGTCATACAACCCGTTATAGCACTTGTGACAATAGTTATATCTGTAATACCTTGTAATGCAAATTTTGCAGTAATCTCTGTAATTATATTCAAACTATTATAATTTCCCTGTGTTATTGTGAATGTATAAAAAACACTATTATAGTCTAATATCAAAATGTTATTATAAACATTTATGGTGTAAAATGAGTTTGGTATTTGGGCATTTTGAATAGAAATTTTGACATCTTGTATATCGGTGTCTTCCTTAATAAGTCCTCTAAAATTAAAATAAACATCACTTAAAAATGAACCGTTATTTTGGGTTGCATTTAGTGAGCTTAATGTTAGTATTCGTTCGTCTATATATGTATCCATTATATATATAGACTATTTTTTATTGAGCCATGCTTGTATTCATATTTTTATAATTTGGATTTTTATTTATTTTATAATCCAAATCTGTTTTTATTTCCTTAATTTTATTTTTAATTTGTTCTTTCTCTCCATCTGTCAAATTTGGATTTGCTAAAAGAAGATAATATGTTGCTTCATCATTTGCAGAGTAGCCAAAGCGTTCGAGTTTTTCTAAACTTGGTTTTGGTTTTAAATCTTCTTCTTTTAAGTATTTAATTCCATTTAAAAATTCGTTTTTTGACATTTTTTTAGATGTGTTTATGTGAAACATTTATACTATATTTTTATAAAATATTTTTTTATTCTAGTTATAATATAAATTAATATGAATTGTTGGGTTAAATTTATAAATTGGCTAAATATGCGAAACATTCCAAAAAGCGAAAGATCATTATTGAGTGACTTAGCAAAACTAACCGATGATTTAGTAGAAAAAAAATAAATTATTCTGAGAGACTTCCTTCTTGTTTCTTTTTAGGTCGTCCTCTTGGTTTCGCTGGTTTTTTTCCTCCTTGCATTTCAGGGTATGCTTGGTTTTCCAAAACTTGGCTTACTTCAATATCTTCTTGGTCTGCTTTTGTCTGTCTTGCTATATTTGATAAAGCGTTGTCTTGTTTTTCTATTTGGTTCAAATCAAAAATATCGCTAGTTTGCTTGGGAAGGCGTGATGGTGCATTTGTAAAAGATGACCCTGAGAAAACACTATTTGTCGTTGGATCATCATAGATTTCCGTATTTATAACATCACTTAAAATATCATTAAAACTTCTAGCACTTGGTAAATCAAACCCTCCTCTTTGACTGGGTGCTTGAAATAGCGGACTAATGTCAGTTGGGTTTTGTTTTCTCCCCATTTCTTCTTTGAATTGTATTGACGCCTCTTTTCCAAGTATATTTTCAATTGAATCAACATAAGCATCTTGTATATCATCAGGAAGTTCTTTAAATTCTTCTTTTGAGGGTGGTTGCCGAGTCCATACTAGCGCATTATAAGCACTTAATAATTTCTCATTTATATTGCTACCTAGCGGAACACTTCCTGTACTAGCAAAAACCTGCTGGGGTAGTTGTGAAACGGCATAGTTTCCTCCTGTTCTTGGGGTACTACCATAAGCTGGAATACCTGCTTTTAATCCTGCTTGATATGCTTTCAGTATTTCATCTGCTTTGGGCTTTGGTTTAGCTCTTGGCTTTGCTTTTGGTTTTTTAACTGGTGCTTTTACTTTCTTTTTTTTAATAGGCATTATACATTTATTAAAGAAAATAATATCTCATGATTATATATAAATGTTGTCATCTAATACTTACAACTCCACCCAAGAGATAGGAACCCAAGAACTCTATAATATTGTGCTTAATAGCAACGATGCAACCGTTAGCGGAACAGATTATTTATTTTCTTTTGACTGGTCTATCATTCCTGACGGGAACTATTTAGTGCATTTCTCATTCAATACTGCAACTGTTAATACTGTCGCTAATCCTCAAATGGCCATGATTTATACAACTGCTTTATCTGGTTCAAACACTTTTGTAGCAACAAATCAAACTGGTCGCACTAGTGCGCAAAGTAGCAATTTTTTAGGCGTTGCATATCCTTACATAGTATCCACTACTTCAACACTTCACGCCGAAGATAGCACAAATCCCCCAATCTTTCTAAATAACAGACCAAGAACAAATCAATTTAGCGTTTCCGTTTTGACAAATGCTTCTACTCCTACTGCTTATCCATCTCTCCCTGCTTGGGTTTTAACTCTTCAATTAAGGCCATTAAATCATTCAACTAGAATTCAGCTTTAAGTAATAATATATATTGTAAAAAATATAATATATATTATTCGCGATTATTTCACAAATCTCATTAGAGGTTCGGCTGACTTATCTAGCGCCTTTGCTCTCTCTAAACCCTCACGAATATTCTTACCTAGTGCCTTTGTGTCAATAGAACCACTCGCTCTCACAATTGGTCTATATGTCAAGGGGTTTGTTAATTCACTAGCTCTGCCTAAAAACTCAGAACCTCCTCTTGCAAGGTCAGCACCCATATTTAAACGGCTCAAAAATTCCTGTCCTTGTGGTGACATCGCCAACGCCTGTCTTGCAAATGGAATGGAAAGAATGGTATTACCCAATTCACTTCCAACTCTTGCACCTGTCGCTAAATTACGGGAGGCTGTGCCTAAACCTTTTGATAAGGCTGAAGACGCCATCACTCCCTTTCTAAAAATAGGCATCGCCCTTCTACCAGTTGCTTTTAGAAACATGTTATATTATTAATAAAGAAAATAATATTCATTCTTCTTCAAATAGCAATTCATCAAATCCATCAAAAAGTCTTTGGGAATTTACATTTATAAATAAATATTTGTATGGTTTATCAAAAACCATTTTACTGATTTCATTCATATACTTTGCTTTGCTTTCAACCACTTCATCAAAGATTGATTGTAATTCTTGTTTTGCTACACGGAAACAAAATATGTTCGAAAATAATTTCCTTATATCTTTCTCGATGGAATACCAAGTCTGCACTAGAAAAATAATTGTTGTTCGCAAATGCCTTCTATTAAAAATCAATTCTTTTAATAGTTTCTTCACATCTGCATTTTTAAGTGAGGCCGTACAGTCATCAAAAATAATACAGTTATTATATTTCTTATCTTCTGCTTTGATGGTCTCCATTACGGTATTCAAATTCTCGTAATTGAGTTCTTCGTGTGTTTGCTCTTCGGGTATTTTCTCAAAGATATTGTCCTTCATCGATGCTCTACTATGGCTTGGTTGGAAAAGAAAAATGTTATGGAAAACCTTTCTATATATCTTTGGGCTTTTAAAAAAAGAATACAAGAGAGAGGTCTTGCCGGATGCTGGTCGTCCTATCATCAGATTGGTTTCGTGTGAGTTCAAAAACTTTGTCAAATCATAATTGTTTAGCTTTGGGTGCAGTCCGCCATCGCACACCATTTCGCAAGTTGCTAAATCAGGACTTTCATTCTTCTTTAAAGTAATACTCATTTATAATAACTATACAAAATAAAATGTTGGTTTCTTTATTTCTATTGCCTTTGGTGCTGGGGGTGGCTGAACCTTTGGATGTTGCTGTGTTGCAACTACTTGCTTTTGTATTGGTTTCGCTTTCATAGTCGTCTTGATTTCTTCGATGGGCGTATCATCGTCGCTTATCTCATCTAACAGGGTGCTTTTTTTTATTTCCTTCTTTTTTATAGAGATCGCCTTCTTGACAATCTTATCTTCTAACAGTTTCTTCTGATTTGCCTTTTCTTGCTGTTCTGCTTCTCGCCGTAATTTAATTTGTTCGTCTCTTTTTACTCGACCGAGTCGCATCGCTTCCAATTGTTTCTCGGTTGGTATCTTCTTTGGTTTCTTTGGTGGTTCGCACAAACTGGTTGGGATTTCATCTTCCTCCTTACTTGCTTGTAGGGGTTCATCTGTTGGCGCTGTAAGCAGTTCTAGTTCTGCATCGACTTTCTTAGCACGGGGCATTTATAATAGTTGAAGAAAATAATTTCCGTCCCTTTAATTAATCTTTATCCCATCTTCCTAAATTAAATTGAGGGCCTTCGTTTTCTATTTCTTAATTTGAGAATGATATTCCACATCTTCTCTAACATATCCAGCTCTTTATCTGCTTTGACGTCTTCGGGGAAATCCAATATACCTATTTCCTGCAAACCTTCAAAAACCGTCTGTCGTTGTTTCGCCAGTTTATCTAGACACTCATAGCACGAGTAATTGTATTCGTGAATTTCGCCCGTTTTCGATCCTTCTTTTCGAATGGTTTTTAGTAAGCTACAACTGATGCAGATTTTCCACAGGGTACTCATTTATAATATAACTATATTTTATAATGGTCTATATATATATAGATGCTTGTTTGTTTTATCAACTCATTCAATTATATTTTCGATGGATTGTATCGCTTTTTTTTCTGCTTCTATTGTAAATAATGCAAATAAAACCATCAACGCGAAAAGACAAACGATTCATGGCTATTTTTAAAAATGGTACAATAACTCATTTTGGTGCAAAAAATGGAAGCACTTATACTGACCATAAAGATAAATCCAAACGCTCCGCTTACATCGCAAGGCATTCAAAAAATAATGAGAATTGGAAAGATCCTTATTCTGCTGGTGCATTAAGTCGCTTCATATTATGGGGGGACTATACTAGCATCGATGGAAATATAGCATCTTACAAAAGAATGTTTGATGTTTAGAGATAAATATTTAATTTAATGTTTAGAAATAAAATATTTAATAAATATATATGTCTAAGTTTTCGAAAACAGGAAGAGATTTAAAATCGTCGCCAAATGATATTATCTATACACCAAAGCCAGTCGCTTTAAAAATGATGGAAATGTGTAATATTACCCCTGATATGAAGGTTTTAGATTGCAGTAAAGGAGGCGGTATTTTTTATGATAATTTGCCTATATGTAAAAAGGATTGGTGCGAGATTACAGAAGGCCGAGATTTTTTCGAATATAACGAAAAGTGTGATTTAATTATTGGTAATCCGCCGTTTAGTTTATGGACGAAATGGATACAGAAAACGATGGAACTAACAGATAAATTTTGTTATATTATGGGTTGTTTTAATTTTACAGATAAAAGATTGCGAGATATACTTAACAAAGGCTTTGGTATTACACAGCTTCATTTATTAAAAATAGATTGGTGGTATTCGCCAAGTTATATAGTAGTATTTGAGAGAGGGAAACCTAGCATCATTAGTGTTGCAGATAAACCTGTTTGTTGTGATATTTGTAATGGAAGATGTAAAAGAGGCAGGGGAGGGGTTGGTATGAACGAATGTGTCCCTATTAAAAAAAAAGATTAACATTAAATTTTTTGTTATATATTATTTCGCAATTTAATATATAATGCAAAACTACTTAAAGAAACCGCCTTATTACGAAATCAAAGCGTGTCCCATTTGCTATAAATATTGTGAGCATAGTGTGCTGGTAAATAGAAAGCAATATTGTCGCAAATGTCTCGATGATACTTGGCGTCTTCTTGACGCACACTTAGAAACTAAAATAAAAGATAATATTGTAGATAATCTTATCACTAATCATCAGGAAATTTTAAAAATTATTAATATGTTGCAGTTGCGCTAGTGGTTAATTAAGTTATGAGCGTATGGTTGCGTGTCCTATTTTTTACTAGTAATATTTTAGAAACTATGGGTGATTGATTGTTTAAACTTTGGATTTGCAACTTTTTTAGATTTTTTCCTATTTTCCTATTTTCCTACTTTTCAAAGAGGTCTCTTATATTTGGGGTTTTTATACACATACTTTTAAAAAGTAGGAAAATTAGGAAAATAGGAAAAAGAAGAAAAGCAACTATATATATTATTATTGTATCAACATTAATACAATAATATTATTATTTATTTATTAGGAAGAATGGAGTGGCTCTTCCGCTTCTTTAATTCTAAAACCACGCCATATTTTATCCTGACCCCGTTTAATATTCCATTTATTCTTTTTTACTTCATCAGTAAATTTGATTTTATCATTTATTTTGCATAATTTAAAGTATTGTTTCAAAGAATGTTCTGTAATTTGATAATCACTACTAAATTCAAATTGTTGCATAATAAATTCCGCAAAGGGATTGTAATCTACAATACACTCTTTTTTTACTTCATTCCATTCAGAAGGATATTCTGATAATACGAACTCATTATTAATAACATTTTTTGAATAGCTATAAATTAAATCCATTAAAGCGAATTTATATTCGGTTCTTAAAAGTTCTGCGAATTTACTATCTCTTTTAAAACGGCAATTCTCAAAATCATCACTTTCTAATCCTTCAATAAATTCACTATCCATTTGGAACATTTTTAATCGTCTAGCTATTCCAGCGTCTGCATCAATTGTTGGAGAATGGTTGGAAATAATAAATGGTTTAAAAGTAATAGCCATCATATCACTTATTCCATACATAACCTTATATTTTATACTTGTACCATCGCAAACTTGTTTTATTAGTTCAGGATCTTGTTCTGCCTTTGTTAATTCATTTATCCAACCAATTCTAATACCTTTCCATGTAGCTATTTCTTTATGCAGATTACTATTTTTTTTCTCAAAACTGTTGCTTTCTATTTTCTTACAATAACAAGGAATAATATCGTTTAATGCTTCAAAAACGACGGATTTACCGTTTGAGGCTTTCTGACCTATAATATAATAAAATTCTTGTAATTTCATACTATCGCCAGTCATAGCATATCCTAATGCACTTAAATAGTATTCTAAATGTGTTTTATTATTATTGCAGATTTTAAGCAATTCTAAGCGGATTTTATCAATAGTTGCTTTATCGGCTCTTTCATAGTTGTAGGGAATAGTTTGAGTAAGATAATCACTAGCCAATAAACCTTTTCTGAATTCATGTGTTTTTAGATCTAATATCCCATTTTTATAAGCAATTTTATATTTATTTATATCTAATTTACTGTAAAAGTCGTCATCGTTCAAATAGTCTTTTAAGAATTTCAATATCATCGAATTCTGTTTATTGTCAGCCATAAGCATACGGCAAGTTTCATATCCTGCTTGTATGCTTTTTAATATTTTCTTTTCATCTTCGCTTTCGGTTCTATTTATTTTATATATAAGTGTTTCCATAGAATAATCTATTAACTTTTGAATATAATTGCAAACCTTCGCATTAGGTGCATCAGTAATGCGCCATAAATAAGTGCGTTCATCATACATAATCCAGTTTTTATTGCACCAAACTAACCCGTCTTTTATTCCTTTGCTAATAAATTTTGCGATATCATTATTTCCTTTGTTAATTGTTTTTATAGAAATATATTGTTTGTGTCTAATAAACCATTCATTATAACGACCTAGATTTATTTCTTTTGCGATATTATCTAGTGCATAAATGCTAATTGGGCGAGTTTCATCTATTCCATCCCAAGTCTTCTCAGTCTTGGGATTATTAGCATCTATGATTGCAGTATATTTTTCGAAAGTTTCTAGCGTGTAGCCGTTGCATTTTAAGATACACCCAATCTTAAACCATAAGTCATAATTAATATGATTTCCGTTTCCAATAATATTAAAAAGCAACTCCAAATATTTGTCTTTATTTTCTATCTTTTGCAAGGGTTGAAACGGAACAACAGAATTGGGAGAAGACGGGCGTTCTTGTTTTTTATTGATAAGTTGTTCGCCTTGTTTATTGAGTTGTAAAATAGGCTTTCTTGTTCTTACAGATAATTCCTTGAATAAATCAAAATCTAAATTAAACGTTGGTTTTGTGGTCATTAGTTCATTATCGGTTTTATCTAGTTCAAATTCATAAATATCGATTATTTCATAGCGTTCGTTTGCAGGTTTCGAACAACCGTAAATATTCCAATTACAACTTCTTTTGATTACTCCTTCATCAATAACATCTTCCCACGAATTAATAAGCGGTAAATTCTTAATAACATCAGGAATTTCTTTTATTACATCTTTGCGAACTACTTGCTTTATGGTGTCATTTAATTCAAAAGTATAAAGTAAATGAATACCATCTTTTGTTTTTGAACCATCGGCTAATCTATTTACATTTGGTTTTTGCATAACATAACAGCGGAACGAATTATCAAACTGTACATATTTTTTAACTGTATTTATAAATAAATAAACAATATCTTCGATATTATCTTTTGTATGTTGTCTAGTTTTGACATCGTAAGAATATCTAAAATCTAAATCAATAACAAAAGTTCCATTTTCAAGTTGCTTTTCGGTTAAATATTCTTTCTTGTTTTGTCTAAATACAAAATCATATAATCCTTTGTAAAAATCGTCTTCATTATTGAAGGAATAATTACCGCCATAAATATTTAAATCCTTATCAGGAATGCGGGTGTGTGTTGAATTACTTTTAACAGAAGAAGAGAACAGTAGTTTTTGCAAGTCGGCCATTTTATATAATACTCTGAGAAAATATATTTAAGTCAATTTCCCTAAATATATTTCAATTTTATTTAAATTAAAATATTCCTAAATAATTCTGTTTCTCTTTTGAATAAATACCACTTAGCCTTTCTGAGACTTATTGCATCTTTATTTTCAATATAATTTTTTCTTACGGCTTCTTTACAAATATTATTATATCGCTCACGATTATTCTCACGCCATTTTTTATTGGCTCTTTTTTGCGGTTCTGATGTAGGCATTCTTTATAATAATATGATAAAATATATTTAAGTAAATTTGCCTAAATATATTAATATTCTTTTTTTCTATGGAAAGCCTGAATGATAAAATGGGCGTTTCTCATCCCCCGTTTCCAATCCAGTAAATACATTTCACGAGCCATTTCATTAATCATATCATCAATTTCTCTTTGCTTACTACAAACCCACCTTTTAGACATCTATATAATAGCTAAACATATTATTTAGATTAATTAAACACTTAATTTTAGTTAATCACGCAATCAATACAAAATATAATCCGAACAACGTATATTTATAAACTCCTGCATTATTAATTCCTAACATGACAACTGCTGTGGTATCTATATTGGTTATGACATCTATTAAAAGTGCTAAACCTTTTGAAATGTTAAATTGTCTTACTATTGTATCTAAGATCATCGTCTGTATATTTGAAACAATATAGTTGTATATTCAGAGGATTTTTCGTTTAATCCAATCCCATATAGAAGATGTAACAACTTTAATAATTCCCTTTTGTTTTATTTTTCCATTCTCAAATAGGTACTGGATATTGCTATCTATAACTTGTAAATCATTTGGTGTAAGCGTTCCAAACAATTTCCCATAAACAGTAAAGACGACATCTTTCTTATCAACTTTAACTATCTCTTTCTTGTTGTTTATTAAGTGTTCCACCATTACACAAATCATCGTAAGAAATTCCAAATCTAATTTATACTTAATATGATCGGGAACCTCAGTTGCTTTGCAGACTATCTTATCAACAGTCTTAGAGAATTTCGCTGAACGAGCCAAAGAGTTCTTTGGATTGACATAGCATAGCGATGACATTTATACCTTAGGTATAGAAAATATTTTTTACCCTATTCTTGTGAAAGAAGATGTTGCCGTCCCGAGAACAGTTACTGAGCCAGTATTAAATAGACCATTAACATATATATTAGTTGCTGTTGTAACAGTCACAACTCCTGTTAGCGTTTCAACAAAACGAATTGCGTTTGAACCAACGCTATCATCTAACTCTTCAAAATAACGAAGTGTGCCAATTGATGTGGTATTGTTATTTGCTGTTGAAACACAAAGAAGTCTATTTTGAACTGTTCCTGCTCCTCCTGTCGTTCTTGTTGAGATATTTGAAATCACTAACCAAACTCCCTTACTTGGTAAAGCAAGTGTTTGCATATTTCCAACAGTCCCTGCTGTAAAAGTGAATTCTGTGGCTGTTGCTAAAACAGAGTATCCCAATTGTGTATCTACTGTTGCTGGTATTGTTGTTTGAATCAATCTAACGTCGCTATTAAAAGTGCTGGTGTTTTGTGTTAAAACAATATTGCTTCCTTGTGCCACCTCTAAATGGCACGTATCACCAGCATTTCTAGAATCCATACGGTTTATTGCTGAGGTTGCTGTTCCATCTCTATAAAATAACCACGCATTAGCAGTTGTAAATGCACCTGACAGCAATAACGCTGGCTGACTTGCTTTTGTGTTTAATTGAAGACCTGGTGTAACTATTTGAATATAAGAACTTGCGTTTGATGTTCCTGTGGATAAAGTCATAGTGCTTGATAATGATGCTGATGAGGGTGCTGATATACTAACGTTTTTCCCAGTTCCAGTTACTACATTAAAATCTAATGCTGGTTTTATGCTAACATCTCCGGTAACGCCTGTAATTGTGAGAGTTGTTAGGTCTTGCGCAATAGTTCCTGTTTGCGCTCCTACTCCATTTTTTATCGTTATCCCACTAGTTGAAGAAAACGTTTTGGCCCCTGAAATTGTCTCGGTATTTGTAAAATCCACATAGTTTGCGTCTGTAAAAGTTTTATTCACAAGTTGGTTTCCAGTTGATGGGACTGCACTACATTCAGGTAATGATGTGAATGTTTTTATACCACCGATCGTCTCATTATTTACAAAATCCACATAGGTTGCGTCTGTAAAAGTTTTATTCACAAGTTGGTTTCCTGTTGTTGCACTTGTGGCGCATTCGGGAACAGAAGTGAATGTTTTTATACCACCGATCGTCTCATTATTTACAAAATCCACATAGGTTGCGTCTGTAAAAGTTTTATTCACAAGTTGGTTTCCTGTTGTTGCACTTGTGGCACATTCAGGAACAGAAGTGAATGTTTTTATACCGCCGATCGTCTCATTATTTACAAAATCTACATAGGTTGCGTCAGTAAAGGTTTTTGTTACCAGTTCCGTTCCAAGAGTTGGAGTTAGTGTAGAAGTTGGTAAAAATGAGTTGAATGTATTTGTTGATGTGAATGCGTTTGCACTTGCTAATTTAGCATAAGCCGTTGATGCTGTTGTAATTGCTGTGTCTAATGTGGTTTTATTTACAAGTTGATTTGCCGTTGTAGCACTTGTGGCGCATTCAGGAACAGAAGTGAAGGTTTTTATACCGCCGATCGTCTCATTATTTACAAAATCCACATACGTAGCGTCAGTAAAGGTTTTTGTAACCAACTCAGAACCTAAACTTGGTGTTAGAGTGGAAGTTGGTAAAAATGAGTTGAATGTATTTGTTGATGTGAATGCGTTTGCACTTGCTAATTTAGCATAAGCCGTTGATGCTGTTGCTATTTCTGAATTTAATGTAGTTAGATTTACCAGTTGATTTGCCGTTGTAGCACCTGTAGCACATTCAGGAACAGAAGTGAAGGTTTTAATACCACCGATGGTCTCATTATTTACAAAATCCACATAAGTAGCGTCTGTAAAGTTTTTTGTAACCAACTCAGAACCTAAACTTGGTGTTAGAGTGGAAGTTGGAAGGACTGTATTACATGTAATGCTTGACCCAATCAAATTAACCGTCGTTGCAGTTCCTCCAAGATTCATAATTTTTGTTCCAGTTCCAGTTCCTATATCTATCTTACCAGTTTGAGCGTTTCCACTACCGATTAAAATTTCACCTGTTGTTTTTGTAGAATCTATACTTGTATTATACGTATTACCGCTTCCTTGTGTATAAACGCCAGTTGAATTAAAAGTGAAAGAACCGCCACGAAAAGAGAGTTGCCCTGAATTAGATGATGTTCCCCAATTTAAAGAGGTTAATTGTCCTGAAACAGCAGTAGTCCCCAAATTAAGTGTCGTTGCTGTTCCGCCAATATTCATAATTCTTGTTCCAGTTCCTGTGCCGATATTGAATGTTGTTGTTGAACTGTCTGCCGTCCCAATATCAATATTCCCACTTGTCATAGCTGTTCCCATACTAAGAGTGCCACCAGTTCCAGTAGTTTTAATATTTACTGTTGTTCCTAGAATACTATTAGTAGTTCCGTCAGCGCTAATGCTCACACAATTACTACCGCCGACAGTAATAGTTCTTGTTTTTAAATTAAGAGCGCCAACAGCACCAGTAGAATTACCGATGTTTATAGTTTTGGCAGAAATACTATCAGCACCAGTTCCGATATTGATTGTCCCAGTTCTCGTGGTAGCAGTTCCAAGATTTAATTCTCCGCTGATTTGATTATTTGCAATATAAAGTGCTGTGCTTGATGCACTTTGAATTTGCATAATTCCGGTAGTTGTTATATTCATAGGTTGTCCTGAACTACCGGCAATTGTTATTCCTCCACTATCTGTGCAAGTTATTCTATTTGTGCTACCAGTTTTTAAAATCACATCACCTGTTCCTTTGCCTTCAATAGTAATATCTGTATTTGTTGGCCCCTCTATTTGGGTTGCCACGATAGCATTAGTAAAAGTTTTGATACCACCGATGGTCTCATTATTTACAAAATCTACATAAGTGGCATCTGTAAAAGTTTTATTCACCAATTCGTTTCCCAAAGTAGGAACTGCTGACGATTGCGGTAATGCTGTGAATGTTTTAATACCAGTTGCCACCGTTTGATTTGTTGTTAAATCCATGTAGTTTGCCGCTGCCGTTAAAATGGCTCCTTGCACGAATGCCGTATTTGCTATATTGGAATTGCTTGTTGTTAATGGAACTATGAGTGGTGTTGTTCCTGCTACATCTATTTGTAAATTATCAACGATTATAGTTTCAGATGATATTGAGTTTGCCGATACACTATTCAATCCATTCATGCTCCTGCTGTTTGCTCCCGTTCTTGATGATGACATTTTATATTATAATTATATTTTATTTTTATTAAATTACAATTATAATATAAAATTATTAAATTATTATATTTAGCCATTATATAAATGAATTTTACTACCGCTTTGAAATCAAAAAGAGAGAATCTTTCTGCTAATAGTTTGAAAACTTACAACTCTTTATTGAGAACAATTTACAAGAATTCGTTTCCCGAAGATAAAGAAGCAGACATCGAAAAATTTACGAAACAAAGTGATAAAATTATTGATTATTTGAAATCTAAAAATTTTGCAACCCGCAAAACTCTTTTAGCAAGTTTAGTATGTATTGCCCCCGATATTGATGAGTACAAGAAAATGATGATGGGCGACATTAAAACTTACACAGAGGAAATTGACAAGCAAGAAAGTAATGATAAACAAAAGGAGAATTCTGTCAGCAACGATGAAATCCGTGAAGCCCTTTTGAGACTAAAACAACAAGCAGATATGATTTACAAGAAGAAATTCATTAGTAGCGAGGACATTCAAAAGGTGCAAGATTACATTATTCTTTCTCTCTTATCTGGTTTTTACATAGTTCCAAGAAGGGCGATGGATTATACTGAACTCAAAATCAAAGGTGTAGGCGATGACGATAATCATATTGATAAGGGCAGATTAGTATTTCAAAAATACAAAACGGCTAAATTCTACGGGAAACAGGTTTTAGATATGCCTGTGCAATTGAAAAACATTTTGAATAAGTATATTGCAATTCTTCCTGAAAAACAGGAATATTTACTGGTTGGCTCAACTGGACAGAAGTTAAGTTCTCCATCATTAAATCAGCGTCTTAATAAAACGTTTGATGGACGTATCAGCATTAACGCATTAAGGCATAATTATTTGACTACGAAATACAAAGATGTTATGATAAAAAATAAGGAATTAGAAAAAGAAATGTCTGCGATGGGTTCGAGTGACGCACAAGCCAAAACTTATATTAAATTGGATTAGTAATTCACCAAGACTATTTAGAACAAATTTTTTTCTTTCCTTATTCTATAATGTCCGCTGGAAAAGATTTTCGCAAATTCAGAGAAGCTTTACTTGGTAAAAAAGAGGCGAAGAAAGCTCTTGAAACCGATAAAAAGATTAAGAAGTATATCACTAGTAAGAAGAAGGGTGGTCTTGCTGGTGATTTAGTCAATTATGGAATCCCTGCTTTAACGGGGGCAGTTCTTGGAGGTGCTGCTGGATTTGTTGGCGGACCTGCTGCTGGTGTTGCTGGTTCTGCTATAGGTTCTAAACTTGGTAAGGAATATATTGCACCCAGAATCAATAAGGCAGCTGGTTTCAAACTTGGCGGACCAGTTCATAGAACCGAAAAGGCGTTGGTCCATGCTGGAGAATACGTGTTGCCCGTAGGTGTCAAACCAACTGCCGCTCAAAAACGTGCAGTCATGGTGGGACAGAACGGGGCTGGTGTTAGAAAGGGTGGTGTTATATTTGTTTAATTAACAGGTGTTTAATTAAACGCTTAAATATGGTTAAATTTAACTATATTTAATGATTTAATGAAGAAAATAGTGAAAAATGTCATTAAAAGAACATTTAAAATATTTTAAATGTTCTTTTAGAGAACTAATAGTTAATTAAACGCTTAATTTTGGTTAAATTTATCAATAATACATCGCTTTAATGTATTATTGATTAATTAAATGATTAATTCTAGTTAAACGCCACCATTTGGAAACCTATTTAGCACTTAACGGCAACCTGTCTATTGACAGTATCAACCTCGAACAAGGCATCATAGTTGGCTACTAGGGTAATCAAGTGAGCCTGACCTGTAGCAGTTCCGAGCGAAATTCTGTAACTAATGGGACTGTTCTGCGTCGAGATTCCTGTTAAGAGACTATCACTACTGAGTTTCTCGGTGCTAGTTCCGATGTAGAATTTACCCATAGCCTGAGCAGTTGTAACGGTAGCAGAAACGGCAGCATACTCAACCGAGTTGATAGCGAAAGAATTTGCCTTATCATAAATAGAACCAGTTGCACTCTTAAGTTCCATCAAAGCACCAGCACGATTTACTAGCGATGAGATAGGACGCTGAGGATAGATAACACCACCAACAGAGAAGGAGTAGTCTCCGTTGTTGGTTGTGATGTCACTCGAGTCAAACGCTTTATTTGCACCAATCGTAGTTCCGCCATTAATTGCATACAGACTTTTCACGGAAGCATACCTCTGGTTAAAGACAAGTTCGTTGTAGCCAGTTGAACCTGACCCAAGAGTCTGAGAAGCACACGAGAAAGATTGAGACTTGATATAAATCTTATCACCCATGGAGCGGACCATATCCTCAACCTGTCCTCCCATATCTACAACCTTGTAGCAGAGTTCCAAGTTGGAAAGAGTAAAGGCGGTCACAGCACCACCAGAAGCAATATTGAAGCAATTGGCAATAGCGTCCATAGTGAGAACGATGCGGATTTGAGGCATAGCAAACAAGGGGATAAGTTTTTCAGAGTTGGAGAGAATACTCATCAAGGGGCCACCTAGAGAATAAGCTTGTGTGGTAG